TAGTTTCTCCTTCTGAGAGAGACTTAAGCCCTCTGCAATCTCTGTCACAATCCCATTCTTAATATAGCCGCCAACTTGCTTAGACAAGCCAACGTTTTCTTCAATTGATTCGTTGAGTTTCGATTCCATAGTATTAAGCTGCTCTTGTAGACCATCTACAAGGTCAACTTTTTCGTCGGGAAGTTCAATGTAGTTCTCGACAAAAACTTGCTTAAGACCTTTAAGTACTGACTCGCCTAACTCTGCCTTAATACCTGCTTCAACTTGGAGAGAGTTCTTCTTCATCCAAGATTCAACAGCATATGTAAGATAGTCGTCAACTTTCTCTGCGAGTTCTGTTTTAACTGTCTCAATTTCTGTATCTAGTGCCTTTGCATAGTCCTCATGCATACGCTCTAGTTCTTCGTTTAGCTTTGATACAACAGCTGCTTCAAAGATAGTCTTTGCTTTCTCTTTGAAACCGTCGCTTAGATTCTCACCTTCGGTAAGAGCAGCAACGTCTGCACTGAGGTCAACCTCAATGACGCTTTCTGTTTCTGGATCTTCAGCAATCACGTCGCCTTCTGGCTCATGACCTGCTTTTACATCACCTTTATCGCTAAATTCTGCCTTCTGTGCGGAAGCATCAGATGGTTTAGTTGTAGGTGATTGGGCGTTACCACCAGCAATAGTCTTTAACTTATTGCTTTCTCCTTCTGGCTTTGAATTAAAAGGTGTAGGTCCACCTAGATCTTGTATGCCACTGAGACTACTACCGTCAGCTCCCAACTTAGGTTGTGGTTCTGCTGGCTTAGCTCCTGCGGTTACACTTGATTCATCCAGAGTTTTAGTGTTCTCTTCTGACATTGTAGTCTCCTTCGTACAAATTTGTTGTATTTGCTAATAGTATTTAGACGTTCAAATATTTACAATCCCTGTAAATACTGGTTAAATGCGGAAAGTTTTACCTCTTCCATTTGATTTAGTGCAGCATTATCGATTCTTTTCTTAATCTGCTCCACTGTTTGCTCTTGAACTGACCCATTATTGTAGATCCATTCCTTACCTTCCATGATTCCATTGACAAAAGCATCAGGTGCGGAAGGGTCAGCAACTATATCAGCAGCAGTTGCGAGCATGAAGTCATCCATGACGACTTTTACACCATCTCTTTCTCTTATAGTACCAAGTCCACGGGATGAAACACCCAACTTGACACCCTCATCAATGAGGTTCTTAGCAATGTTACCCATTGGTGTATCCAATAGTCTTGCCTTACCCACATAGTTGTTACCCTCTTGCTTAAGAGAAGTAATAAGATGTGACACTCTATCTAGGTTGATAGTAGGACCATCGGGGTGACCCAATTCTCCTAGTGCACGTCCCTTTGTTATGTACTTATCGTTGTAGCTCTTAGCTTCACGTTGCAATGTCGAAATAGGATACATCCGACCATTGCGGTTTTTGATCTCCCCCTGCAAAAAGACACCCTCGATAAAATGGCTTTTCTTACCATTCTTACCTTCGGTGATTGTTACTTTAGCGGTTTCAATCTCCTCCCTGATCAGTTTCATTTTTAGGTTCCTCGGTTTCGGTTTCGGTTGAAGCTTCAGGTGGTTCTGCATCCGCAGGTTGCTCGGTGTTTTCAGGACCGTCTTCCTGTGGTTTAAATAAAACCTTTCCTAACTCTTGCTTCTTTGCATCTATGGCATCAACTGCTTTCGCATTCATACCTTGTACAACATAATCGGACAGATCTTTCTGTCCAGCAAACAGTGCGTTTACTATATCTCTAGCGACATCAGTAGGCATAATGATTCATTAATATAAAACTATTTAGATATCTCCTTTTTTGTAGTCCGCAGGACTGATACCAGCTTCCGCAGGATCAGGTTCTGGGGGCATCAAAGACATCTCCATCTGAGCAAGTTCTAGTTTCTGCATCTCTACAGGATCAACTAGTTTACCCTCTGCAATCTCAGTCTCCATCTGACTTCCTATCTCATTAAACTCTTCATCTGTCTGACGTAATATCTGACGACGCATGTAATCTAACGAGAAGTATTTACCAGCGAAAGGATCCATTTGAGCAACAAGAGCCATACGCTCATTCATAATCTCTTGCTCTTTCAACTCACTGAAGTAGTTGTCAGCAACAAAATCATATTGAATATGCTCTTTACATTCATCCCATTCTTCAAGAGTTAATACTCCTTTGAGTACCAACTGTGTCTTGAGAAGATCGTTAAAGAGATCAGAGAATCTCTTACGCAATCTAGCAATGAACTTCTGGAATTTTACTTCATCACGTGTGATCTCTGCGGACCTACCAACGTTAAATGAACTATCAGATTCCAGACGTGACTCAGGTACATTTAATGCACGGTAGAGTTTCTTCTGGAAGTACTTGATGTCCTCAAGTTCTCCAAGATTCTGTCCACCTGGGAGCGTAGAGATTTCAGTTCCTCTACCGCCTTCCCTTCTTGGTAACCAGAAGTCTTCGAGCATTGACATGAACTTCTTGTCATCTCTTATCTCTCCTGTATCAGCATTATATACTAACTTATTTCTATAGCGAGACATTACCTCTTTAAGGTACTGCTCTGCTTTCTGCTTAGGTAGATTACCTACATCAATATAAAATATTCTACGCTCTGGTGCACGTGACATGCGGTAAATAACCAGAGAATCTTCAATCATTCTCAACTGGTTAGTTGCCTTAATAGCTTTATGTAGATGTGACAACACATAGTTGCGTTGCATATCTAATTGACCTGAGTGTACAAAACAGATAGCATCAGTTGCTATTTTAATACCTCTATTCTCATACCCACGTAGTCCTTTAGGTGAATATATGAAATACTCTACACTCTTAGGTACTAATGTGTTAACTTCAGGGTCAGCAGGTGATATTCTATCCTTTGGTTTATCATATTCGATAACCTTTTTAATCTTTCTAGGATCAATATACCTTAACTCTGTCAATCCTTCTTGGGGATTGTCAGGATTAATCATCTTATGATAAAAAAGTCTTCCGTCGATGTACCACCTACGGAAGATATCATATGCTTTACGCTCAAAGTCTAGTAACGATAGTACGTTATCAAACTCCTCACGCATTCTTTTCTTTACAGGCTCAGAAACCTTAAGGTTTGAGAGCTCTAATTCTACAGGCTTGTCATCTAAGTCACCAGCTATTGCTTCAGCAGTGATATCTCCTATTGCCTGATCCACTTCTGGATGCAAGGACATCTCACGATATCTACCTATAAGGTCTACATCGCTTGCTTTGTTAGCTGCGTCACCAAGGTCAACGTATTGACCAAAGTAACCACCTGCCACAATGGGTTGGGCTGCGTCATCCGAATCTTTCGTAACAAAAGAAGGGCCGACAGATTTCAGACCCTTCTTCTTACGTTCAATTGAATAACCAAATAGTTGTGACATCTAGTTGTCCTTCCTTTTCATTATAAAGTATTTATCTAACCGCCAGTTAACGATACTGCGTTACCAGCATTGTTGTCATTAGCGTATGTCCAGTACTGAACCTGGAACTCAACGGTGTACTCTTCTGGAGTATCGTTGCTATCCCATGCTAGATCAATAGCGGATATTGTTGAGGGCCAGATACCTACAAACTTGTAAGATCTTACCACTGCTCCTTGCCTATCGTATTGTCTTACCATAGCATCAGCTTGATACTCTGCAATAACACGAGGCTCTTGTAAATTCTGGTGAAGTGCCTGAATTTTAGTAGACCATTCTTCAAACTTAGAGCGAAGAGCGAATCCTTTGTCGTTAAGAACTGTAATAGTCCATGGCTCGAAGGTTCTGTCTCCTGCAATCTTAAGTGACCTACCTCTGTAGGGTACTTCGATTACTCCAACTGTTGAAGCTGGTATGTTTGCTGCTTTAACTAAGAAAGAAGCAAGTGAACTAGAGCTAGCTCCAGATCCAGCACGAGATTGTCCCGCACTTTCTTCTCCACGCTGCTCTTGTGATCCTGGGGTAGCACCTGATTGGGGTGTACCGTTGTCTACTATCTGAGGAAATCCCACTTCAACCTGAAACAGGTTAGGACGGGCCAAGTCACCGATTCTATTTCTAAAATCTAGAATCGGTGCATTGATTTGTTTACCTTCAGACTGACCAGGATATGTTTGGCTGTCGAATGCTGACATTTTATGATACTCCTATTAGAGGTTGAGCACGATGCCGTGCCACGGTTTACTTAATTACGATACTAGCTCACTGAAGCTTGCTCCAGTTCTAGTTGCAGTGAAGGTCAATGTGATGAAGTTGATAGATCTTGTGGGTTTCACAAATATCTCTGCGTAGAATTCACCACGGTCAATCGATTCAGCAGGGTTGTTTGTTCCGTCGCAGACTACGAGGAAGTCAACAATACCACG